AATATTTTTGGAGATAGTATGCCTAAGGCTCGTAGTATATTAGAAGAACTTAATCAGATATCAGTAGATAGAGATAGGAACCATGTCACTTCTAATAGGGGTGAGCATGTGATTACTAGTGCAATAAATTTAATTGAGCAAATTGAATTGCATTATGATGAAAAAACAGCAAAGGATTTGACTAATAGACTTATCAATAGTATAAGAGGCAAAGACGTTAAAAAATTCTCCAGAGGTATAAAGAAAGTTATAAAAGAATCTCAAAGAGAAGACAATGCTGATTAAAGAAGTAATTAACAATACTATAGGTAAATCTAATCCAGACCTTTTTAGGGACAAGCAAAAAGTCAAACATAAAAATGTGGATTATACATGGGACAATGACAATCAAGTTTTTGTAACTAAAGTAAATGGTGTAGATGTAGAAATTGAGCAAGGCTCAAGACAAGAATATGAGATAATTAGATCAGCAGGTTTTATCAAACAAGGCGGCGAATTACATCCAACCTTAAAGACAAGATTTAAAGGAATGTTAAATAAAGGTCCACTTGCAAAAAGTAAAGCACCTGGATTTTTAGGTAAAATAGGACAGGATGTAGGCTCTCAAACTGGTTTTGGTAAAAAGGTTGGAGCAGGGATAGGTTCTATAATAGGACAAGGACTTGATAAAATAATAGGTGGGCCTAACGAAATATTCCCAGTAAATTTACAAATGCATTTTATGTCTAAAAAGGGCGAACCTATTAATGTATTATTACAACAAGAATTCCAGTCTAAAGATTTAAAATCTATGGTTGATAATGGAGAATTGGTAAAAGTCAAAACTAAGAAAGATAATAGAACATTTGGTATAAGTCCTAATAAATTAGTTACAGGCTTCGCTAAGTGAAATGAAGTTCCATGATATTTCAGGTAGTTTCGTCAAAGAAATAATACTAGAAGCAGAAAATAAAAATACTCATTTAGAGCATCTGGAAGATAATATTTTTAATAGAGGTTATCAGGGTGCCAAAGAAGCAATAAACTATCTATATAGTTTACACGAAATGCTAGAAGGCAACTCAGAAAGTCCAGTTAGTATGACTACAAAATGGGACGGAGCACCTGCCATTATAGCAGGGAGAGATCCAGAAACAGGTAAATTTTTTGTAGGTACTAAAGGTGTATTTGCACAAAAGCCAAAAATAAATTTTACAGATAAAGATATAGAAGAAAATCATCCTGGAGAAGGGTTACAACAAAAATTAAAGATTGCTTTAAAAACATTAAGTACACTAAATTGGAATACGGTTGCACAAGGCGATATGTTATTCTCTAAAGAAGATTTACAACAAACAAATATAGATGGCGAAGAAGTAATAGTATTTAAGCCTAATACTATTGTATATGCTGTACCAACAAACAGTGATTTAGCAAAGCAAGTAACAAGTGCAGACATTGGTATAGTATGGCATACAGAGTATGTAGGAGGCCCTACACTAGCCGATACTAGGGCTAAGTACGGCTTTGATAGTAAGGTACTAGGTCAAAGTTCTAAAGTATGGCACAGAGACGCCTTAATTAAGGACTTCTCCGGAGTAGTAACTTTGACTAATAACGAAAGTGAAGAAGTTATGGGTGCTATTAGAGAGGCAGATGCTTATTTAAAAAATATAGACTCAGATACTTTTAGTTGGTTAGAAAAAGGTAACGATTTAATAGGGAAAGACTTCCTACAACAATTAAAGGCTCATGTTAATAACAATATTAGAGCAGGAGCATTTGACGAGCCTACAAAATTTGCACAAGGATTTGTACAAAAATATATTACATTTATGCAAAAGAAAATAGATGGATATAAGACACAGGCAAAGCAAGATGAGATGAACGATAAGTTAGTACAAGGAGTCAAGTTTATAAAAGAGCATGTGCCTAGTATTGTTAGTGTATATGATTTATATTTAAAAATTATACATTCTAAAATACTTATAGTAAAAAAATTAGAAACAATTAGACAATTACCTACATTTAAAGAAACTGAAAATGGATATGAGGTAACAGGCGAAGAAGGATTTGTAGCAGTTGATAGAATGGGTAATGCATTGAAACTAGTAGATAGATTAGAGTTTAGCAGATTAAACTTTGGAACAGGAATGCCAGGTAAGTAATATGGATTTCAAATTAATAGACAATGAAATATCAGAAGCAAGGTTGTATAGAACAAGTCGTAACTTTAATGCTCTTACAGGCGAAGATGTAACAAAATTATTTTATCTAACGTCATTAAGTACTTATATGATGTTAAATGATGATAAGCAATATGAATATGGTAAAGAATATATAAAGCAAACGGTACAATACGGGCCTTACACATTATTTAGAAGTCATGCAACAGACTTATATTTATTGGGTTATGTAATCAGAGATCCAGATAATAAAAGTATAAGATTAAAAGATCCTATTTCTAGTAAACAATACTTAAAAAAAATAAATTTTGATGCTAGAAAACATTATATGTTTTACATGAGACTAAAAAATTCTACAGTAAAAGGTACAGAATTTAATTCGTATTTTATGAGATTAGAAAGTCAACTAAAGATAAGTGATCAAAAGTATAAACAATGGAGAAGGTTAATTGCAGATTGGAGTAACTTAAAATACACTTCTAGACAAATGGTAGTTTCAAGATTGTTACAGGAATATCGTAGATTAGGAAGAGGCAGTGAAATGGTAAGTCCTTTAAGTACTATGGTAAAATATAGAAGTTTTAGTAAATCAAAGTATGAAGAACCTAAAACAAGTTTAGCAAAAAGAGCCGCAGGCACAGTTGCAGGTGCGGCCGCAGGTAGATACGTTGGTAAGAAGATTGCAAGTAAATTAGGTAAAGATATAGATAAATATAAGAAGTACGGTACTGGAATAGGTGCTGTAGCAGGTTATTGGGCAAGTGGAAGAAAGAAAATATAAAATAAAAGTAAGAGAGCCGCAAAATCCCAGTGAAGGAGAGTTTACACTTTGTAACAATGGGGAACTTGTAGTATTTAGAAAAGGCAAATGGATAATACCAAATGAAAATAAATGAAGTAATTACAAAAGAAGCAGTAACGTTAAGTCCTGAAAAGAGGAAAGAAGAAGACGAATTGGCTCAAAAGAACTACCAACTCCTTGTAACAGGGCCAGGTACCGAATTAGCAAACTTATTCATGAGGTTTTATCTTGAACGCGGTACTGTTGATGGTGCAATGGAAATGGCTCGAGCACAAATGGCTCGGAGTGCCGCCTTAAAAAAAGACAGAGAAAAAAGAGATCATGATCAACCTAAAAAAATACCTCCTACTAGATATGTAAGTTCATATAAAGGTGAGAAAGATCCATCTATGAGAAAGAAATCTTTTCAGAAAAAAACACAGGGTGATGGAGCACCGGGGCCAAGTGGGCCAAGTGGACCAGGTAGAGGTAAGTACACCCAGTACAAAGATGGTTCGGACAGAGCGGCGGCACCTAAATCAAAAACACAACAAGCGGCACAGGGTATACAAAAATGGGCTAGTGATTCTTTTGGAGATTTACCAGGCGCAGGACTTGTAAAGGGTGCCTATAAATTAGGTAAAGGTGCAGTAAATGTTGCAACAGCACCAGTAAGAGCAGTAGCAAAAGATTTAGGTAAAGGATACAATTTCTTACGAGATCCTGAAGCCTACAGTAAATTTAAGCAGAGTAAAAGAAAGTAAAACACCTTTTTCTGATAAATAAAAGTAATAGAGCAAAAAGCTCATAAATAAATTTAGGAGAAATACAATGGCACAAGCAAACCCAAACGCGGCAGTAAGAGCCGGATCTGGATTCCAAGGTCAAACACACATTCTTTCAGTTACTGATGTTTCAGTTGTTTCAGTAGAAGCGGCATGTTTAGAAGCACAAAACGAAGGCTTTGTGGTTGTAGCAGTTGAAGATGACGTAGCAAGTGACGGATGTCATATTGCATTACAAGGTGCTCAAGCAACACCATCTATCACAGGTACTACATTAGTTGTAACTTTTGGTTAATCTGTAATTAACAAATTAAAGAGGGCATTTTATATGCCCTTTTTTATCTAAAAATGATAAATAAATGTAACGGCGACAAAGATCGCTACACAAATTAGGAGAATAAAATGGCATTAACAGATAACAGAGCGGCGGCGGCTGGTGAGTTTATTGGTAAGGATGTATTCCTTAAAAGTTTCCAACAACAAGCAGGAAACATCAGTGCGGCACAATTAACAGCATTAGTTAGCTCAGTACAAAACTTAAACCTTTCAGTACTTAAAGTTGGTAGTTTTACAGCAGACAGCCAAACAACTGTAAACTTTATACTAGAAGGTGCAGACAACTTAGCAAACGGTGACCTAGCAGGACACGTTATTGCAGACGTCTCATTCTAAGTTAAACAAACTTAAATAAAATCCTCACTTGTTGGGGATTTTTTTTGGCTGAAAAAAGATAAATACATACATAGGATGTACAAAATACTTCCAGTAACATAGGAGATAACATGGCACAAACTAAAGTAAACCCAGTTTGGGTTGATGAAGAAAACTTTTTTATAGGTTTAACACCTTCATTTGTAGAAGTTGGTTTTGGTGCGGCAGTAAATGCCAAAACAGGACCTCTTAGCACAATTCAAACAGTAATACATGCTATTCAAAATGAAAACGTAACTATTCTTGGACATAGTGCATTATATGATACTAATCAGTCAATGGCTATTATGATTCAGGATGCTAAAGGTACAGATACATGGGACGGTTCAAACAGTGAAACTTTTGCGGCTCACTTAGAAGACGTTATCCAAGCATTGGGTACAGTTGATGGAATTAACTTAGCATCAGCAACAGTTACAGCAAAAACTTTTGAATTAGCATAAACTTTAAAAGTTTAAAAAGAATCC